ATGGTGTTGGCGTTCGTTTTTAAGCTCGAGCGTCAAGGTCGAACCGTGCCAGCCAGGATCACACCAGCCAGCGAGCATATGGTTGAAGCCTGCTCGCGCTCTCGATGACTTCAATACAAACTGCGCACTGATGTCGTTAGGAAGATTAAAAATCTCGAGTGTTTCTGCGAGGAGAAAGTCGCCGGGTTGAACCATGAACGGGTTGTCCTCCGTCGTGTCGGATATGTCGACGCGGATAAGCTCCGGGCTGTAAATGCTCTCAATCATGATTCCGTTGCCAAGCCGGAGATCGAGGCTTGCCGGGTTTACTAGGTCAGGGTCGAAGTTCTCAACCATGCCGCCGTTACAGCGGGCTTTAATCTCCCAGTCGCAAAGAACTGCCATCCTGCATAGGAAAATTGAATCCTACTTAGCTCTGTCGACAAATTTTCGTTCCGTCGCATAGGGGCCTTCTCGGTACATTTCGGCAACGTCTCGGACCCAAGGCACTAGCCACTGATCAACCTGTGCACATCTAGCCCAGTTCTCCGGTTTAGCGCACTGCACAACAACGGTCGTCCATAACGCGCCGACGTACGCCCAAAGCCAATAAAGGCTATTCATTGACCAGAATCACCCATCCTGTCCTCGGGCCGTCTGCCTGCCAACGTTGGTAGAACGCAGCTTGCCTCACTCGGACGTTACGGCCTAGATGTGGATTTGAGTGCCCTCCTTTTTCCATCTCCGGGTAGCCACGGGGGTCTTGCATAATCCACTCTGGATCGCTGCTGTTTTTGCCAGCAAACCCGCTGATCACACTCCAGTGACCGCAGCCGAGTCCGCTACACATCGGCGGCTCGCCGAGGAGCATGTTGCCTGCATGGAGCCAGCCGACTAATACAGGCCGCCCGTTTTCAATCTCTAGCTCTACGAGGTCAGCGTCGCCGTCCTGCCGAAACTCAGCCTCGAGGCCGAGACTCCGAAGCGCGGCGAGCTGAGCCTCTACTGACGTAGTGTCTCCGTATTTAGCGCGGATCTTGTTGTATTCATCATCCGTCCGAACCTTCTTGTAAAAGGCCGCCACCATCGCTGCGGCTGAGCTAAAACACTCTCGATATCCCGTTCCGGTTTTGTTGTCGAGCTGCTTGAAGTAGGGCATGTAGATCTGCTGGTCATAGCCGCTTTCCTTCCAAGCCTGAAACCATTCTGCGTCCTCATCCAGTAGCTCTTCCGGCACGGACTGTTCAAGCTCTTTAATTGCAGCCAACTGGTGGGGCGTACCACGGAAAAATCGGAAGAAAGGGAGCAGCGCGAGCCCCATGGCTAAAAGCAGCAGAGTCAGCTGGATGATGGCGGACACCATCTATTTTTCAATCCGCGTGTCAGGCAACAGCATTTCGCGCACGTGCTTCACAGCGAGATCGTCGAGATCGTTGTCAGTTCGTGCGACAATTTTTTCGAGCATCGCAACGATTAGCTCCTTGAATGCCCGGGATTTCCAAGCTGTCATCAGGATCGGCTTAAGAACTAGAAGCATTTGGTTGACCTGGTTACGCTGTAACGGTAGCTCCGTCTTGCAATGGCTTCCAATACAGACGACCAACACGAAAAAGAAGGTGTCAGCGTTGCAGACGTCGTTAAGTGCGCAGTCCTGGTGTGGAGTGCGACGCTGCTCACCGTCTCATATCTAGGACTATTCCCTCAGATGAAAATGGACAACACCTTTGTTGCCTCGCTGCTAACAGGGGCGATGGCGTCGTTCGGCATCGAACGTAAGAGCAATGGAAACGGCAATAAGAAACCGACTATCGTGGATAACAAAGACACCAAAGCTGGCATCAAATGATCCGCACACTTTTAGTATTCGGCATCACACTTGCTGCTGCTTCGCCTGCTCGTGCTGATTTAACGCACAAGATTATGTCTTCCGTATCCTTGCAAGTAGGGGGTGCAGTTACTACTGCCGAGCGGATCGGTTCTTCGTTTTCAATCAGCGGCACAAACGTTGACACAACGGACGGAACCACAGCAAACACCGTTTCAGTCGGAACGATAACGAGTGGCGTTTACGCACCGGGTACTATCGCAGCAACGCAAGATACGCCTGGCGAAGCGTTTTCATTCAGCCAGTCTTATACGCAGGCTGATGCCGTACCTACGTCAGCAATAACAACAGGCGACACCGCAAACTTCGGCAGCATTATTTCTACGGCAGGCGGAACCGCTGGCACCTTAGCAGGCACTATTAACGCCGACCATACGATGACAGTAACCGCAGGTGGAGCTAACACCCTTGCTATTGGACAGCTCACGAGCGAGCTAACTATCAAATAAATGTGGGCTGGAATCTGGATTGCGTGGGGAGTCTTCTGCGCTGTTGCGCTTAGCTTGCCGGAGGCAAGAAGTATTCCGGTTGTCCCTAATTTTCAGCAGGGCACTCTTAAATCAACCACGACTACGAAGACTAAAGTCAACGAGGTAATTAACTCATACCAGTATCGGACTGGCTATGAGTACACAGTGACAGGTACTAACGTCAAGCCAAATGGAGCGATTGCGCCGATGGATTTAGTTACAACAACAAATACCCTAAATGGCGTTTCAAGCGTTTGGCGCGGTCTCGACCCTACAACCAAGCCATCGTGGAAAATCGTTAATGACGCTGCAACCTTCTCTTTCTCCGAAACGCTGCAAGGGCCTGGCCTTGTAGAGCATACGATCGTTAACAGAGAAACAGACGTTGAATCAATTACGGAGACGCTAAGCACCTTCACGCAATGAAGCGAGCTATTGCAACGCTGCTTTTCTTTTCAGCGCCAGTACAGGCGCAGGTCTCAAGTACCGCTGCACCTGTTGCCAATAGCTCCGGAAGTGTGACGAATCAGGCAGTGCAAGTCGTCCCGAGCAAGCAATTTACAAACACTTACGGTGGAGGAATTAGCTGCCAAGGCGCAACTCTCAACATCAATCCGTTTCTAAGCACAACGACGAGCTGGGCTGATCCGTATGAATCGCACTACAACGAACCTGTCTATGACACTCTCGATATTGTTGGCGCGACAGATCCGGAGGGCAATGCCATCCCCGATGGCAGGCCCGATAATCCGGGCGATGTCCTGTTTTATAAACCTGTTCGCACAGGGCAGAAAACAAATTTCTCAATTAACGGCGGCATTACTGCAACCTTTTCAATCCCTCTCGACAGGCACCATGTCCGCACCTGCAGGGCCGCTGCCGAAAAGCAGGTGGCATTACTAGACGCAAAACTAGCTAACGAGCGTATGGTCTACGAGATCAAACGTCTTAAAAACTGCGCCGATTTAATTAGGGATGGCGTTATGTTCCACCCTGACAGTCCGTTTTCGGCAATCTGTGCAGATGTTGTCGTAAGCAACGCGCCCCCGGCAATACCACCGCATACACACAAAATTATTTACGAAGAGACCGCTGGAACTTCTGGCGCTCGAAAACAGACTCAACAACCACCTTCTTCCCCAGCTT